GATAGTAGAAACATTAAAATCTAATTTTACTTATGGAGGAAAAGAATTTAGATCTAATCATAGAATAGCTACTGCTTTAGTTTTACAGGCTAACTTAGGATTGAGAATAGGAGATATACTTAAACTAAGGTTAAATGACATTGTAAGAGATGGGAATAGATATAGGCTTAATATAAAAGAAGAAAAGACCGATAAGGAAAGAGTATTTACAGTACCCAATGAGGTTTATAATTATATTAAGATGTACTGTTTAGAGAATAATATTAAACCTTCAGCTAAGATAATAGACATTACTGAACGAGCAATACAAAAGCAATTAAAGATAGTATGTGACTATTTAGGAATAGAAGGAATATCTACACATAGCTTTAGGAAATACTTTGCCACACAAATATATATCAATAGTAATTACAATATAGCTTTGGTTAAGGAGTTGTTACAGCATAGCAATACATCTATTACGCAGAGGTATATAGGTATAAGCAGTCAAGAGGTAGAGAAGGCGTTGAGTGATCATGTGTGTTTAATATAAGAGTTGATTAGTTCAGCTCTTTTTTTATTGTGTGTATATACGTAGGTAGTAGGTGTATGTATGTATGTTTATGGTTACGTGTTATATATACAAGTGAAAGGGAAAAGACGAAGCATAGGGGGGGGAGTCTATATGGTGCTAAATAATTTTTTTATAAAAATAAGACGTTTCTATGGATAAAAAAGAACTAATAAAAGAAGAACTTAGAAAAGAGTTAGCTAGGAGAGATTATTCAGAGTATTGCAAATATGTACATAAAGGCAACTGGATATTAGGAAAGCATTTAAAATTAGTTTGTGATGCCATACATGACCTATTAGAAAGAAGAACAAAAGAAAATATTTTAATAGTTTCTATGCCCCCTCAACATGGAAAATCACAATGTATAAGCGAAACCTTACCTAGTTATTATCTCGGGAAAAACCCTAATGATAGAGTTATTGAGGTATCTTATGGAGATGATTTAGCTCAAAGGTTTGGGAGGAAAAATAAAGAAAAAATAATTGACTATGGAAAGTCATTGTTTGAAATTGAATTGGATAGGTCAAGCGATACATTGCTTACTGTAAAGGGATATGACGGAAGTATGATAAGTAAAGGTATTATGGCAGGGTTAACTGGTAATCCAGGAGACCTTATTATAATTGATGACCCTATAAAAAATAGACAAGAAGCTGAATCGGAAACTTATAGAAGTAGAATCTATGATGAATTCCTTAACTCTATTTATACTAGATTATCAGCTAAGGGCGTTATTATAGTAATTATGACTAGGTGGCACGAGGATGATTTAGCTGGAAGAATACTTAAAAACTTACCTCATAAGTGCAAAGAAATAAACATCCCTTTAGAAGCTGAAGAAAATGATATTCTAGGAAGAAAACTAGGAGATGCATTATTCCCTGAAATAGGTAAGGATAATGAATGGCTAAAAGATTTTAAAACAGTTTATACAACAGATCAAGGTAGTAGGTCTTGGAATGCATTAATGCAAGGTAGACCAAGTGCTGCTGATGGCAACTTATTTAAAAGAGATTGGTGGAAATATTACAAAAAACCACCTAGATGTCCACTTAATATAATGACAGTAGACGCAACGTTTAAGGATACATCTAAAAGTGACTATGTAGCTCTAGGGGTGTGGGGAAAGCGCAACAATGAATATTACAAGCTTGACCTATTAAACAAGCGTATGGGTTTTGTAGAGACTGTAGGAGCTATAAAAGAATTTAAAGATAAACATCCATATATAAGTGGAATTTATATTGAGGATAAAGCAAATGGAAGTGCAATAATTGATGTACTTAGAAGGCAGATACCCGGAGTAATAGCATTTAATCCTGGTAGGGATAGTAAAGAAAGTAGGGCCAGTGCAATTTCTCCAATTGTTGAAGCTGGACAAGTTTTTTTACCTGAGTATGCTTCATTTACAAATGATTTTGTTGACCAATGTGCAAGTTTTCCAAATGGCGCTAATGATGATATGGTTGATGAAATGACAATGGCATTGAATATACTGAGAAATAGAGTTGCAACAGTTGAAGTAAAAGAAGATTATGATCCTGTGTATGGTATTCCTTTTGAGAGTGAGTACGAAGAAATGTTATATAACGTAACTGGTGGAGGTATTAACGAGGAGATGTTTGAATGGTAATAGGTATTTTAGTAGGAATACTCTTAATGGTTAGCTATGGGGGGGTATTCTATTTAGGTTATAAATTTTCATATAAAACTAAAATAAAGGTTGAAGAAAGTGAAGATAAAGTAAAAGAAAAACTAGTTGCAAAATTAAGAGATGAAGGATTTCAGAATATAATGAATTATAATATGAATGTTGCTTTAGGAAGGGAGGATTTAAATGAGTGAAACTATTAAAGAGTGGAAGTTATATGAAGCAGGTAAAAAGTATAATTCAAAACTAGATCCACCTTACTATGATACAGTTAAACTGAATTTAGACTTCTTTAACGGTAATCAATGGAAGAATTTAAAATCAAATGGTATGCCAACTCCTGTTTTTAATATTTTGAAAAGAGGGGTTGAATTTTTTATATCTTCTTTAATGAGTAATAAAACCAAAATTCAGTATTCAACTTTAGAATATAGGGATGATGGAAATGAAAATTTTAATGTAGCTGATATAGCAACTAATGAAGTGGAGAACTTATTTGATAAGTTTAAAATGGAAAATAGAATAAGGGACGCTTTATTTGATGCTGCTATTATGGGGGATGTTGCTGCTCATGTATATTTTAATCCAGATAAAAAACCTTATGGCGGTACATTAGGAAGTTACGAGGGTGAGATTGAATTTGAATTAGTGGATGGTACTAATGTTTATTTTGGTAATGCAAACTCAAATAGAATATCTACTGAGATTCAACCTTATATTATTATTTCTGGAAGAGATCTAGTTGAAAACTTAAAAGGAGAAGCTGAAGCTAATAAAACTGAATTTAATGATATAAAAGAAGATAACTATACAGATGATATGGCTGGTAGTTTTGGTGGAACAGAAATAGAGATTGAAGGTGATGATACCGGTAAAGCTAAGTACATTATCTATTATAAATATGATAAAGATACAGGTACCATAAAGGCTAGTAAATGTACTGAAAAAACTTATATTTATGAAGATGTAGATACTGGATTAAGTAGGTATCCTATAGCGTGGTTAGTTTGGGAAAAACAAAAAAATCAATATCATGGTAGAGCAGTATGTACAAGTATGATACCTAACCAAATTTTTATTAATAGAATGTTTGCTATGGTTATGTATCACTTAATGATGGCTGCATTCCCTAAAGCAGTTTATGATGCTGATAGAATTACTAATTGGAGTAATAAAATAGGTGAAGCAATTCCAATGAAAGGGTTAATGCCGGGGGATTCTATTAAACATATAGCTGGATATTTAGAACCAGGTAATATGAGTAATCAGATAGCTCAATTTTTAGAAATGGCGATTCAGTACACTAAAGAAACGCTAGGTATTAATGAAGCTATGATGGGTGACATTAATCCAGAAAATGCAAGTGGTAAATCTATCATAGCTACAGTTCAACAATCTGTAGTTCCTTTGGAAAATGTTAAGGCCAATCTTTACGAATGGGTTGAGGAAATAGGCAGAATATTACTTGATATGATGGGAACTTATTATGGCCCAAGACCGTTAGTAATGAGAGAGAAAGAACAGAAATATATAACTGATTTTGATTTTAATGAGTTAAAAAGTGCATTCTTATATACTAAATGTGATGTTGGTCCAAGTTCATATTGGAGTGAGATAGCAGCCGTAGAAACATTAGATAATTT